GGTTGAACTTGGACATGGAGCTCTGGATCTCCATGATCGGCGCGCCCTCGAGGCGCGAGGCCAGGTTCATCATCCGGTAGCCGGCGCCGATGCCGCGATACATCGTGTCCACGACGAAGCGGGAGATCACCCGCATGTTGCGGTTCACCCAGACGTAGCGGTCGGTGTTCGTGAGCTTGGTCTCGGACCCGCCCGGCTTCAGCTTCGGGAAGGCGATGTGCCGTTCCTTCAGTAGGCCCTTCGGGTTGGCCGTGACCAGGACGCCGATCGTCTCGCCGGCGAGCGTCAGCTTCCAGAAGCGCGGGCCGATCGGCAGGTTCTCGGCCTTGTAGTGCAGGTCGTGCAGGAGCTCCCAGTCCGCCTTGGTGCCGCGCTCCACGATCATCTCGTCGATGAGCGAGAAACGGGGCGCAGGAGCGCTCTCGCGCTCGATCAGTGTCTCGGGCGCTTGATACGCGCGGACGCTGTGAGCGAGCTCCCCAGCGCGACCGGGCGCGTGTTCCTGCACGACGTCGAGCATCACTGGTAGCCCAGCGACTGCGCGAGCAGCATCGCGGCGATAATCGAGGCGCCGAGCGCCAGGCCGAGCACGGCCTCGAGGCGGTCGCGCGGTCTCACCTGGCGTCCCCGGTCCGTGGGCTCGTCCAGCGGGTGACGATCGGGCAGCTCTGGCCGAGCGTGGCGCCGACGACGGCCTTGCGGACGTGCTCCGGCATGTCCTCGAGGCGCAGGTCCTCCAGGATCAGGGCGCCGACGGAGAGGGTCAGCAGCACGGACCGGGCCGAGGCCTTCACCACGAGCTGCTCGAGGCTGGTCTCGACGAAGTGGGTCCCCTGCGCCTGGACGTTGGTGGCCGGGCCCGTGGGGCGGATCAGGACGACGGTGGTCATGGTGCGGCCTTCTCGATGTCGACCCGCTCGCGGAAGCGCTTGGTCAGGGTGAGGGAGGGGGCGAGCTCGGCCGTCAGATCGGTGTGGGTCGTGGCGACCATCAGCGTCCGGCCCTGCCGGCGCGCGACCTTCTGGATATTGAAGGCGACGACCTTGGCCGTGACCCGGTCGAGCACGGCGCCGAACTCGTCGGCGATCCAGACGTCGGCGCCGGACTCCAGCACCTTCGCGAGCTTCAGCCGGTAGCGCTGGCCGTCGGAGAGCTCCGAGGGCTTGCGGATGTAGATCCAGGCGTCCGAGATGCCGGCGAGCGCCAGCAGGTGGGTCGCCTCGGTCATCGACGCGCCGACCTGCTCGATCACCGGGCGGTCATCGAGCACGATCTCGTTCAGGTCGGCGACCTTAAGGCCGCCCGCGCGCATCTGCGCGGCGAGCTCCTTCAGGAGCAGCGACTTGCCCGAGCCCGACTGCCCGGTGATGTAGACGACGTCGGCCGGCCGGACCTCGACCTCGAGGCCGTCGTAGATCACGAACTCCTTGTCGGAGAGGCCTAGGCCGAAGCCCTCGGCGACCTCGAGCACGCGCGGGGTCCGCCCCACCGAGGAGGTGAAGGCCTTCGAGATCCGGTAGACGCTCACAGCGCGTCCTCCGGGCCGTCCATCAGGACGACCTCGTTGCCGTCGCGCATGTTCTCCAGGCCGAACTCGGCGATGTCCTGGAGCGCCTGGTTGAGCATCACGGCGCCGCCCGAGAACAGCAGCGCGGCCTCGTGGTCGCTCTTGCCGGGCGGGAGGATGACGTGCTGCTCGATGCGACTCTCGTCGATGTTCCAGCCGATCAGGCAGAGCCCGTGCAGCCGGCCAGCGCGGTAGTCCTCGAGCAGCTCGGTGAGCGCCTCGATCGCCTGCTTGTCGCGCTTCGGCGGTCGGACGCGCTTCGGGGCGGCCCCGGTCTCGGGCGCGGGCTCGTAGGGCTTGCGCGAGAAGATGTGGAACACCTTCGGCGTCGTCGGGGCGGCCGCAGCCGCCTCGTCGGCCACCGCCTTCAGGCGCTTGCGGAGTTCGTCGAGGGCATCGCTCATGGGCGTGTCAGTCCTGACTTAACTCAGATGCCAAACTCGGTAAGGAAGCCCATGAAGGCCTCAGCACCCTTCTTGCCGGTCTCGGCCTCGATCCGGGCCATGAACGCCTTCACGCGCCGGCCGTCGGCCACCGAGACCTTGGTGAAGCCGAACACCTCGGCGAGCCGGGCCGGCGCCTCGTCGACGGCGGCCGCCTTGGCGTCGTTCTCGGTCTTCTGCTCCTCGACGGCCTCGCCGATGTCCTCGACGAAGGCGTCCTCGAGCATCTCGCCCGGGTCCTCGACCAGGAAGTCGAGCTCCTTCTCGTCGAAGCCCAGGTTGTCCATGTCGATGCCGCCGGTCTCGGCGAGCGCGGACAGGCCCTGGCGCAGCAGGTCGGTGTCGTAGTCCTGGTTCGAGACCTGGTTGTCCGAGAGGCGCAGCGCGTCGGCCTCGGCGTCCGTGAGCCCGTGCAGCACGACCACGGGCACGGTCTTCATGCCGAGGTGCAGCGCGGCCAGGCGCCGGCCGTGGCCGTTGATGACCTCCTTGGTCTCGGCCCGCACGACGATCGGCGCCGTCCAGTGACCCCGGGCCCGGATCACGCCGGCGAGCTTCTTCGTGCTCTCGGGCGTGTGCTTCTTGGCGTTCTTGGCGTAGGGGACCAGGTCCGCGACCGGCCAGTGCTCGACGACCAGGTTGGCCGGATCCGTCTTAGCCGTCGTCACGGGACCATTCCTTCAGCATGCCGAGGAGGGTCGCCTCCGAGGGCTCCTCGTCGTCGATCTTGGGGTCGAAGTTCTCCCCGGCCTTGCAGCCGAGGCAGGCCCGCACGAGCCGCGTCGGGTCGAAGTGGACGCACTCCTCGCACTCCGAGAAGCGCTGCTCGATGCGGATGCCGGTCACAGCGGCTCTCCGAAGCCGTCGGCCTCGGGGATCTCCGTCTCCTCCTCGGCGCCGGGCACTGGGGGCGCTGCGGCGCCGAGGAGGAGGAAGCAGAGCGCGTCGCCCGCGTTCATGAGGGCGGTGGCCGCCTCGAAGCCCTGGCGCTTGCACGTCCGGGTGATGAGGTCGGTCAGGCGCTCCGCGTCGGCCAGCGGCACCTGGAAGCGCATCATGGCGTGCGTCTTCGGGGCCGCGGCGACCGGATGATCGTCTTCCGGCGCGGGATCGGACTCGGACTCGTCTAAATCCAAGTCCTCCAGCGCTATAGTCGAAGACGAGAAGATCGACGTGATCTCCTGGTCTGTGAACGGCATGGTCTCCTGGAAGCCCTCGACATCGTCCAAGCTCCGCAGCAGGGCGGCGAGCTCGCTCGCGTCGTCCTCGCCGTATCGGACGTTGTCGATCAGCCCGATCTTCTTGGCCTCGTCGTCGCTGACCCGGCCGAAGTTGAGCACCGGCACGGTGGCCAGGCCCAGGTCGGAGGCGCAGCGCCAGCGGTGCTCGCCGCCCAGGATCTCGAAGCCGGTGTCGGTCTCGCGCACCAGGATCGGGCGCACGATGCCGCGCTCGCGGATCGAGGCGATGAGCTTGCCCTCGTTGTCCGGCGCGACGTGGTTGGAGTTCCACGGGTTGGGCCGGAGCTCGGTAGGCGAGACCTGAAGCGAGTTGGGTTGCATGAGAGGATTTGGTAAGTCAGTGCTGACTGACTTGTCAATGCCAACGCGGGGAAAAAGTAAGCCGTGACTGATCTGGTCCAGATGGCCGTGGGCACCGTGAACGCCCAGCTCGTGAACCCCTCGAAGGCGGTGAAGGCGATCGCCCACAAGACGCTGTCCTACGTCGTCGAGGGCGCCGAGTTCTCGGGCGCCGGCAACGGTCAGTGGAACGGGCGCTCGTCGTTCTTCTCGAACCTGCGCGGCACCTTCCCCGCGGGCTTTGCCCACCTGCTGCACTCGGAGCTGGTCCGGGCCGGCCACCGCGTCCACGTCGTGAAGAAGCCGCTGCCCGAGCCGCTCGGCCCGGAGGATCCGCAGGTCGACGCCTTCGGCAACGACAATCCCGACTACGACTACCAGATGCGCACGATCCGGCAGCTCCTGCGCCACGGGCGCGGGATCGCCCAGATCGCCACCGGCGGCGGCAAGTCGAAGATCGCCAAGCTCGCGGTCGCGCGCATCCGCCGGCCCACGCTGTTCATCACCACCCGCGGCGTGCTCATGCACCAGATGGCCGACGGCTTCCGGGACGCCGGCTTCAAGGTCGGGCTGATCGGCGACGGCGAGTGGAGCCCGGTCCGGGGCGTGAACTGCGCGATGGTGCAGACGCTCGTCGCCCGGCTCGAGGAGACCGACGTCTCCAGGGAGCTCATCAAGGGCGTCGAGCGGCGCGCCGCGGCCGAAGAGAAGGCCCGGGCCGGGCTCGAGGCCCGGATGAAGCGCGACGGCGCGAAGCCCCGGGACATCAGCATCGCGCTCGACAAGCTGGAGAACGAGCAGATCGACGCGAGACCTTCCGACGAGGAGATGGCTGCCGAGGCCTCGCGCCGCGCGATCCAGCAGATGACCCTGCGGGCGCGCACCATCAAGTTCCTCGAGATGATCGAGCTGGTGATCGGCGAGGAGGCCCACGAGGTCGGCGGCACGAGCTACTTCGAGATCCTGCGCCACTGCCGCAACGCCCGCTACCGCCTGGCGCTGACCGCGACCCCGTTCATGCGCGCGGACGCGGCCGACAACATGCGCCTGATGGCCGCCTTCGGCCCGATCCTGATCCAGGTCACGGAGAAGGAGCTGATCGACAAGGGGATCCTGGCCAAGCCCTACTTCCGGTTCGTCGACACCCCGACGCCCAAGGGCCTGTTCAAGTCGACGCCCTACCAGCGCGCCTACGCGATGGGCTACGTCAACAACGTGCCGATGCACCAGGCGATCGTGACCGAGGCGAAGAAGGCGGCCGAGCTCGGGCAGCCGGTGATGACGCTGATCCAGCGCACCGCCCACGGCGACATCCTGGCCGAGCTGATGCGCAAGGCCGGCCTGCGCGTCGTGTTCCTGAAGGGCGAGGACAACCAGGCCGCCCGGAAGGCCGCCCTCGCCTCGCTCGCCGATGGGCGCATCCACGTCCTGATCGGCACGACCATCCTCGACGTCGGCGTCGACGTGCCGGCCGTCGGCCTGGTGCAGCTCGCTGGCGGCGGCAAGGCCGAGGTCGCGCTCCGGCAGCGGATCGGCCGCGGCGCCAGGCGCAAGAAGATGGGCGCCAACATCTTCTTCATCTCGGACTACTCGACCGGCCCGAACAGTCACCTTCAGGGCCACGCCCGCGAGCGCCGGGCGATCATCGAGGGCACCGACGGCTTCCGCGAGGGGATCCTGAAATCGGGTGCCGACCACCCGTGGCGCCTCGTTTCGGCGACGAAGCGCGCAGCCTGATCGCTATAGTGGGTCCCATGAGCAAGAAGCCCCACCTCGTCGACCCGGTCCACCTCTTCGATGAGCGTGGGCACGCCCTCTCCAGCTACGACGTACAGGAGACGATCATCCAGCAGCTCCGGACGGAGAACGCCCGGCTGCGCGCTAACCTCGCCAAGATCAACCAGATCCTGGCCAAGTCGAAGGCGGCCCACGCCGCTGCCACCCCGCCCCGCACGCACTAGCGGCGGCGGGTTTTCCTCATTGTTTTACCAATGGCTTAGTGCGCCCGGAGCCATCAGTCAGTGCTGACATGAATTACGCGATCACCCTTCCCCGCTACATCGCCCTGTGCGGCAACCCGCTCTCAGGCAAGAGCACCGTCCAGGAGATCCTGCGGCGCGACTACGGCGTCACCCCGGTCGACGACGGGCACGCGATCCGCTCGATCGCCGTCGAGCACATGGGCCTGACCTGGGACCAGGTCCGCACCCAGGCCGGCAAGCGCGAGAGCGTGCAGCTCGCCGGCAAGGACTGGGTCGTTCGCGACCTGCTCGGGCAGATCGGCAACCAGCTCGAAGCGCTGCTCGGGCCCCACGCGATGCCGTTCCTCACCGAGCGCACCGTCGCGGCCCGGGCCGGGCACTTATCGTTCGGCTTGGTCCGGCGCGACCAGGGCCGCTACTACCAGGAGCGCGGCGGCGTGGTGATCGAGATCATCAACCCGAGCGCGGGCCCCTCCCCCTACGAGTTCGACCGATACGACCGATCTGTCGTCGACCTCACGATCGAGAACGACGGTCGCTGCCTGCGCGCGCTGGAGAAGGCGGTGTTCGCCGCGCTCCAGGAGCTGCACGCCCGGCGCGCCGACTGGCTGGCCCGCGTCACCCAGCAGGCCGCTTGATGATCCGCTGGTTCGACTTCTGGCTTCGGTCGGTCACGACCGCGAACGCCCTCACCCTCGCCTACTGGACGGCCATGTCCCGGGAGGCAGGCGCGCTCATGGAGGAGGACCGGCGATGCTGACCCGCTCGAATATCAAGGGTAACCGGGCGCCGGCCGACCACCTCGAGGTGCGCTGCGGCGAGACCGGCCGGCTGCTCGGCTGGATCTCGGGCATTCGGGCGGCCCTGGTGCCGGCCGACGAGCTCCTCGAGTTCGTGGCCGACCCGGACGGGATGGTGATCGAGGACGAGGACGGCGTGCAGACGCAAGGCCTGATGAGCGGCGTCCGGGTCGACGAGTTCGAGGCGCGCTTCACCGACTACCGCACGCACGCCGCGCTCGACCACATCCACGCGATCGTGCCCGAATACGCCCGGTGCTCGCGCCTCGAGGGCGTGCAGGCCTGCGTCTACACCTGGACCGCTGCCGTGGTGAGCCCCGAGGAGGCCGAGGAGCTGTTCGACTTCGACAACTTCGTGCCCTTCGGCGAGGCCGACGGTGCCCTGATGGCCGAGGAGGCGCTGTTCCACTCCTGGGGCAAGCCGGCCGCCCCGCTGAAGGTGCCCGGCTCGCTCCTGAAGCCGTCGAGCGTCGCGACCACGATCTCGACGCTGGGTCGCGTCACGACCCCGGTCTCGGACCTCGCCTCGGTTCTCGTGAACGTGAAGATGCCTGTCTCGGAGCTGGGCAAGACGCTCAACCAGCTCGGCGCGGCCGCCGCGAAAGCCGGCTCTAAGATGAACCGCGCGCTAGAGCGGCAGATGGGCGGCGATTTCAGCGGCAAGAGGCGGTAGCGGTCCAACGTCCGGCCGCACCTGATCGTGCCTGCGCTGCCAGCCCACGCTGTGGGTCACGCCGCTGATCTCGATCGTTCCCATCGCGAACACGAGAGCGCCGGCGCCGACGATGGCGCCTACGATACCGAGGCATAGCCAGTCGAGGAGCGCCTCCCGGGGCACCGAGGAGCGCTCCCACTGGACGGGCACGAAGGTGTGTTCTGCGATCAGAACCAGGCAGGACCAGAGCATGACGGCTCCCTAAATATCCGGTGCGACGCCCTGTTCCACCTGTGTTCACGTAGCCGTTAACGACCTGTGAACCTATGAGAGGCCTTATGCGCGCATGATCGCATTAGGCCTTGAGCGAGTTCGCCCATGAAGACCCTCGCCGTGCTCTCCCAGAAGGGAGGGGTAGGCAAATCCACGATCGCCCGGCTGATGGCTACGGCCTACGCCGGCGTCGGTTGGCGCGTGAAGCTCGCCGACTTCAACGTGAAGCAGCTCACCAGCGTGGACTGGGCCGGGCACCGGCTGAAGAACGAGCTGACGCCCGAGGTGCCGGCCGAGGCCTTCGCCAACGTCAAGAAGGCACTGACCCAGCAGACCCAATACGACCTCATGGTGTTCGACGGGAAACCCGACTCCGACACCATCACGCTGGAGATCGCCCGGGAGAGCGACCTGATCCTGATCCCGGCCCAGGTGACGCTCGACGACCTGAGCCCGCAGGTGAAGTTCGCCCACGAGCTGCTCCAGCGCGGCGTGGAGCGGTCCGACATCCTGTTCGTCCTGAACAAGACGCTCGACAGCGCGGCCTCGATCGCCGACGCCAAAGGCTTCATCGATGCCGCCGGCTACCGCTGCGCCTCGACCGACCTGCCGGTGAAAACCGGCTACCAGCTCGCCCAGAACCAGGGGCGCGCCATCAACGAGAGCCAGTATCCGAGCCTCAACGAGCGGGCCGACGCGCTCGCTCAAGAGATCATCGACCGCTTCACCGAGCTCGCAGGGACCAAGAGATGAGCCGCCCTCGCCTGTCCGCGCCGCCCCCGCCTCCCAAGGACGACAAGCCCGCAGGCCGCCTGGCGCACGCCGTGCCGGCCCGGGCGGAGGCGCCCCAGAACATGACCAGCTCGAACCAGAAGCGCTGGGTGGACCTCTCCTTCAAGCTGACCGAGGACGAACGCGACGAGTTCATCCTCGAGGCGGCCAAGCGAAAGATGAAGCACAAGGAGCTGTTTCAGGCTGCCATGCAGCACTACCGGGACACATACCCGGTGCCCGACAGGTAGCGTCAGACCCCATTGAGCCACGCTTCCCGCGGGCGTAGCGGGGTGCCCTTCGAGGGGTAGGTTCTCGAAGGGTGTAGCGTTGGATCATCGCGAGAAGCTCGCCGGGCAGCCGGCGTTCGAGAGGTTGGAGAGGCTCACGGGTATGCGCCTCTCCGAGAAGGAGCTCGCCGCCTACGAGCAGCGGGCTCGGGAAGGTGGTATAACCATCCTGGAGCTGTTCGATCGGGCCTCTGAGCGGATCGAGCGCAACCTGGCGCGAATGCGCTCCGAGACGGGGACGACCTTGCATTGAGCGAGCCCTACGACCTTCTCGAGCACCACAAGCTCCAAGACGTCCTGAAGGGCGCTCGAGAGGTCCTGGCCCTGATGACGCCCGAAGAGCGCGCTGACGCGATAGCGGAGGCGATCTCCAAGGGTGTCGAGGTCGAGGTGCTAGTGGCCCGGGCGCTCGGTGCGATCGTGCGCGGCTACCAGCTCGAGGAGATGGCACGTCGCGACGTCCAGAAGGAGCGCGAGAAGCTACCCAAGGTCGGATGGTGAGAGACCCAAGGCCCGTATGGTGACGGCCGGTTTAACCAACATTCAGGTCCCTCAAATGTCGGTTACACCTCGCTAACGGACGAAATCTAGGGTCGATCCAGTCCGGTCTGGATCGCTCTGATGGTTGCCACCTTCGCGATACTTGGGTTCTTGCTGTTCGTCTCGGGAGTCGTCCGCGCGATCCAGGCTCATTCCAATGGGCGTGAGAACTACGCGACGGCATGCGGGGCTTTCGCGCTGTTCGGCCTCGGCCTGGTCATCGCTCCCATGTTCATGAAGCGCCAGCCAGTCGTGCCAGAGGCCGTCGCTGCGACGCCAGTCGTCTCGGAGTTCGAGGTCAAGCAAGCTGCGAAGACGGCAGCGCGCCAGATGGGAGAGGCGGCCGTGCGCGCTGCGCTGCTGGAGCCCTCGTCCGCCCGCTGTCGACGCCGGGTGAATGATGGACGAAGGCGCCGACTGAAAAATCCCCAGTTCTGCGCGCGTCCGCAGGGTCGGAGGCGCTGATCTGGGCAGCCGGGCGTCGTCACCTCGCCGATGATC